CTAAGGGGCGAATGCCACGATACCAGAATGCATAGCCATACCCAATACAATAAATTTAAGAAGTTTTTGCCCATCCGTTAGTCCAGTTGTTTGTTGTTCTTTTTGTTTAATTTCTATTTGTTTAAATACTTGCGATCCTTCAGGTACTAAAGCAGGATTTTTTTCCCACCCTTCTTTAGCTTCTTCTCCTATAGCTCCCATGTACGGGCAATAAGTACCTGCCATATACATTGCGTCCCACACACGAGGATCAGCGCACAATGTTGATACTGCAGCCACCTTCATGCCCATAGAATAGAGAGATCTTGATAATTTTATTCTTTCACAGTTTTCGTCCGTGATAGTAATTCCGCTGCTAATTCCTAGAATCTGGGTTTGAACGGCACCTGCTGCCGCTGTTTTGCACACATCAGAATTGTTTACAACAACACTGGGTGAGTTTGCTGTAGGTACGGATTTATCCGTCACAACTGTTGAACTTACTGTATTTGTATCTGCTCCTTTAGCGCTAGTAATTGCAGCTACAACTAAAATAAAACATAATATAACAAATAGTAATCTCATGTCATTTTCGCCCTAAATTTAATAGGGCGAAAATTTTATTATTTTTAAATGATTGTTTATTCTTAGCCATAAAGAACTTCTACATGTGAAGCGTGGTTGAAGAAACAATAAAGATCAGTTTCAAATCTCATTCCTGGATCTGGAAAAGTAATCTGTAAAATTTCATCTTCACCCGAACCTATAGCTGGAGTTGGAATTGTAAATTTAACAGTTCCACCTGAACCATTATCAATTAAATCAACTCTACCTAAAGTTGCACCACATTTAATGTTAAGTCCAACAACTCTAGCTGGGGCACTAAGTGTATTACTTCCTGCCGATACTTTAGTTGTTACTTGGCCACTAGCAGTTAATTGTTTGTTCTTGAGGGCAAACATTATTAACTCCAAGGATTAGCAAATGCACCGTTTCCGATTAATTGTGCTTCAACTAACCAAAGTAAACCATCAACAGCTCTACATCTAATGTGAGCTCCTTCTAATCCACCTTTAGTAGTCGCAGTTAAAGTTAATGTATCAGTTCCACCTGCAGTAAAAGCAGTTACAGCCCCTGGATCAGTTGCTGTGTTGTTGTAGATTGCCATACCTCTAAAAACATCTGCTGTATCTCTACCTGCTGCAGTTCCTGCATTTAAAGTAAAAGTGTTAGCAGCCGTTAAACTTGCAGTCATTAAAAACTCATAGACCATTCCAACTCTATTTGTAGAGTTAGGATCAGTTCCTGGTCCTGCAGTTTCAGAACTTGCTGTGTCTATAATTGAAGGTAAGTTAAATACAGTAACGGCGTTTCCGATCTGTACAACTTTGCCTTGATATAAATCTATGCCCGCAATATCAGTTCCACCGTCTGTGGTTCCTGCTCCTATTGATTGAGCCATATCTGGACCTGTACCCAGAAACCCATTAAGGGATCTGACTGGTCCGCTAAAAGTAGTTCTAGCCATTTTATTCTCCTTTGGTCGTATAGACCATTATCGCTACGCCGTCTCTATACCGTCTGCCTAGCCAGTCTGCGTAACTAAATTAATACTAGGAATTATATTGTAAAACAAAAAAGGCGGTCTTGCAACCGCCTTCTTCTATCTGGGAGGATCCAGTAATTTTTATGAACCTTGAGATCCGTAAACCGCTCTAGGATCAGAGTAACCAAAGCTGTATCTCTCTCTAGCTTTGTATCTCATATTTCCTGTGTCAAAATCGCCTTCCATGCCAGTAGCAAGGGCAGCTCTTGTGAAGTGTTTGAATCCATTAGGACAATCTGTTTTTACGAACCATGCATCAGTATCTGATAGATAGTGGTTAACTGTGTAACCACCTGGTAACATGCCCATATTTTTCAGAGCGTTGATATCATTGTCAGCAGTACCGACTCTTAGAGTTGAGTTCAAGACTCTATCAACTACGAATTGAATGTTTACTGGGATAATTAATTTTCTTCCCTGCATTGCAATTTTTAGTCCTCTTTCGTCGATAAAGCCTGCAATATCAATCATTGCTTGCTCTAATGAGGTTTCGTTAATATCAGCATCAGTTGAACTTCTGTTTGAGAAAGTTCCGCCTAATGCTGTTGGGTGTGCAGTATTACATAAAGTAACACCATCTCCACCAGTTGTTGCAAATGCTGTATTTAATATATCAGCACCTTTAACTTGTTTTGTATACGCCATTGAACGAGCCAATGATTTTGTATAACGAGCAGATAAAGTATCATATAAATTATCTTCGACTGCTTCTTCAGTTAAAGCGAATGCTAGTGCAATTGTTTCATGCACGTATCTAGCAGTAAAAGATTCAGAAGCGGTATCAAAACCAACTGCTGCACCTTCCGCTTTTACAGAAGCTTCGCCAAAGCCAACCAACATAACCTCTTCTTCGAATGCTCTATCACTAGATTCATTGTCGAAGATTTCTGCGGCCTCGTTTTCATAACGTGCGTACTCTAGTCCAAACAGGGCGTTTAAACCAGGTTCTAGCTCTTTAGCTAGTTGTGCTCTACTTATAGCCATTCTAGTCTCCTATTAGTTTATTCCTGTCGCTGTGTTAAAGAAATGTACGTTAAGTTTAACTATCGCTAATCGACCAGCAACGGTTGCGTCATCATTGCTAGGAGAATCTTCGAAACCGAGAATTCTCAAGTTAAGGGAGGCTGTAGTGTTTGCTGTACTTACTGCTAACTCGCCATAGCCATAACCAGTAGTTGTACTTCCAGTTATACTTGTAGCCCAGTTTGCATTAGCAAAAACTAGTCCGTCGGCTGCCGCCGCATCACAATTCACTAAGAATAGTTGATTTGGATCATCTATTACATAACCAGTAACTTCTGTATTTGCTTTACAAGAAGCCGTGCCTGGATAATAAGCTGACCATGTTGGCGTGCCGTCTAGTGCTGTATATTTACAGCCCATAAAAACACCGAGATATGGTACTGTGCCACCTGCTGCTGCACCTGCATAACTGATTACTCCAGTAGCTAGAGGTATTACCCCTTGTCCTGTGTAAATTGCGTTAGCAACGCCAGTTATACTAGCAGTTTGAATAGCATAAGCATTCATACCTTGGGTATTATATGAAGAGCCTTCTCTTACGAAAGGTCGTAATCCGAAAGCAGCATCTATATTTGCCATAATATGTCTCCTTTAGACTCTGGTAGAAGACATGGGCCTTACTTATTTAAGACTTTTTGTTTCCACCAAATTCAACCCTACTGCGTTTCTCTTTCGAGATTGGCATAGAAGGGTGCTCGTCCTTCATGAGATCATTATCAATGGAATCTTGTTTTCCTTTAGTAAGTTCTTGAAAATAAGCATCCCTATCTTCCTTAACTTCTATAGGACAGCGCATCAATAATAATCCTCCTACTCCGATAACACCTTTGTATTTTCCATCATTAATAGACGGAAGATCCATTCTGTCCGGATACTCATCTTTTCTTACAAATTCGTATCCAGATCGTAAACGAGCCATGATGTTTTTTTCATCTTGTTCGCCACGAAATTCAGACCTAACCCACCGATGGTGAAAACCTTCGGGTGGTTCTGGTGCTTCTAAGCTAGAAGGAGGAACCCATCCTCTCTTACGAGCTTTCTTTTCACGGGTTTCAATTTTGCGTGTGGATTTCTTTAATTTTTCAGTCATATTACGCCTCCTTCACGTGTTTTGCGTATTCTTCCAATGGCACATTGAGTCTTTTCGCTATTGCTATTTGTGAAGGTGTGAGCTTCACTACTCGGCGTCCAGATTTTGTTTTTCGTACGGCCGACGCTACAGTCTGAACGGGCTGTTTCGTTTCGGTTTTCTTCTCCTCAATAGTATTAGCATGACTAAATTTATGAGGAAACTCTTTTCTCATACGAGAATCTACTTCTTTATAGTACTCATTTGATGTTGGGTCAAATCCTTCTTCATTAACAAGTTGATTATGTAACTCCATCGCTGCTCCTGTCATCATTCTATCAGCACCAAACCAATCATTTCTTGCTGCCCATTCCTCTGCACGAGGATCATAACCAGGTTGATCAGCATACTCTTGCTGTGGAGCTTCTTGTTGAACAGGTTGTGGAGCATAATTTCTTTCATCATTTCTTTGGGCTTGTTTCATCGTTCCTAGTCGAGTAGCATCTGCTTTCGCTTGAGCTAACTGTTCTTGTGCAGAAACTTGGCCTTCAGTATCATTATCTTCAATTGCTTTTTTAAGTTTTGCTTTAGCTGCTTCTGCAGCATTTGTTACTCTACCTTCATACTCAGATACATAACCTTTTCCAACATTAGTATACCTTTCTTTTAATTCTTCATTTTCATCTTGAACATCTTTGTAAAGTCGTTCCATTTCTCGCATACGACCAACAAGATTGTTAATTCGTTTTTTAACATTTTTACTGTAGTCTCCTAAGTCATCAGTTTTGTAAGGATCAGAATCTTCCGAAGTTTCAACTTTTTTCTCTGTAACTTCTTCAACTTTTTCCTCCTTCGCTTCAACTTCTTGAGGAGCTTCTTCTACAATTTCTTTTATATTACTTTCTTCTACAACAACTTCTTCTTTCGAATCTTCATCCTTTAAAGTTACTTCAACAGCGTTACCTGTTACATCTAAAGGAACTAATTTTTCTTCTGCCATATCTCTCTCCTAAAATAAACTTGCTGGCAGTATATCTTTGGGATGATCAATGACTGCCAGTATTTCATCATCATTCACTATTCGAAGCTCACCACCATCAATACGGATTCTAGATCCTGCATATTTGGTAATAAGAACCCAATCAGTACTCTTGCACCAAGGACCATTGGGAAATCTTTCTTTATCTTTATAAGCATCAGGGCCTACTTTTAAAACACGACAAACATTTGTAGCAATTTGTGCTTCTGCCACAGTTTCATCTGTAAGGTGTAAACCAGCTTTAGTTTTTTTCTCTAATAATAAAGGAAATAAAATAATTCTAAACCCCGTGGGCTCCGGAACTTTTCCTATTTCTTTTTTTGTTTTGTAGGGTTTTTCGTTAATATCTATGATATTATTTTCTCTGGTTATAATCTTCGATTTCGTCTTCATATTGCTCCTGTTTTTTTAGCAGGTCCGTGAGTTCCTGTATAGTTTCTCTGTTTGCATGTATCTTCCCTAAAAGAAATTTATATTCCTCTAAGGTTTTTACATCGCCTGTTATAACTTGAAGTAGTTGATCTTGTCTAGTGTTTATTGTTTTTTTGAGATAATCTACAATTTTTATTATATCCATTAATTAGCCTCAAGCTCTAAAGCTAATTTAGTAGTTTCGTTTACTCTTCGTGTCCAACCTTTACCAAATGTTTTAAAGGTAGATAATTCTTCATAATATTTTTGTCTTCCATTTTGATAATGATCAATAGCATGTTTAACATTAAATTTATCAATATACTCATTAACTTTTGCTAATGTATTAGGTCCAATACCACCATCTGCTTTAGTAGCTACTAAAGTCTGAAGATACTTTGCTGCTCTTCCCGGTCCAGCATTAACACCAAAATCAAATACACATAAATCTAACCCAGAGGGTAGATCATCACATTTCATTTTATCCCAATAATTTTTTTTATATATTGGAGCTACATCTTCAAAAGATAAATCTTTCATGTCTTTAGTACCACCCCATTCTTCATAAACTCTTTTAGTTACACCAAGATTAGTTTCTCCTCCTGGATCATCAGGATGATTTACATATCCCCCTTCATGGTGAAGAATTGTTTCTAAACATAAATCGTAATTATTTTTCATTATCCCCCATATATTGTTGTTTTAGGTCTTTTATTTTTAAGCATTCTTCCAAATCCTCTAGGAGTTATCTCAATAAATCCACCATTTTTTTTCTTTACTAAAGGACCTGTTCCTACATTACGTTTACTTTTCGTTGCTCCGCCCGTAAGTGCTTGACCTTTTAATCCTTGTCCTGTAGGATCCCCTTTGGGTTTCGATGCAATAACTGGTTTTATTCCAGCGGCGTTTGCTTTCATTTGTGGAACTGATAAACCCCCATCTTTATACTCTTTAGCCCATCTCTTCGCTATTTCAGGTTCATTAGCAAATAAATATTTTTTTTGTTTCTCTGATTTAAAGGGCATTATTTTTTCTTAATCAATCCCATTGCACCTTTTCCGGCCTTGATGCCGAAGCTCGCTGAGCAGGCGATATATAATAAATGTTTATAATAATCCGGAAGTGACTGCAGGGCTACAAACCCAGCTTCTATGTGTGTAGTCATTCCTGGAAAAAATACGAGTGTCGCTGGAGCCAAAAGACAAATTAAAATTAGCTCATCTTTCCACGAACCTTTCATTTGATCCACGGCTGATGCTTCCCATTTTACTTTCCCGGCGATCTGATCTTCCTTCAGCTTAGTAGCTGCTTTAACTTCTGTGATCTTTAATTCTGCTTTCGCTTTTTTGGTCTCGACGAAGCCACGAATTGTATCCGCAGCAACGCCGAGTAAGGGTTTTGCTAAGAGTTGCCAGACCATAAGTCTAAGCTCCTCCTCCACCAATTTGACTAAGTATGATAAGTACC